CCCCCTGCTGGTGACCCCCTGCTTTGACCTGCAAGCCACCCCCTGCTGGTGACCCCCCTTCTAGGGCCTGCCGGACCGCCAAAGCCCCTGCGGAGCCCAAACGAGCCTGTCAGATGAAAACTTTGCTAGCAGCAGATATTCTTGGCTATAAATAATATATATAATATATTATATTATATTATATTATATATATGTTAAATAATAAAATTTATTTAATAATATGTTTAAGTTTAGTATTTATATTGATTAATATATTTTTTTATAAATCATGTAATTGTGAAAGATTTAATAATTTAAAACAAAAACAGATACAATTAGGTATAGAGACGGGAACTCCAAATTCTTTAAAAAAAGTAATAAAATCACTAAATAAAATAGGATGTCAATTAGAGGAAGATTCTAAATATGATAGTGTATCAAAAAAATATTTAGAAATATGAAAGAAATATACATTTAAAGAATAAAATTTGATATAAAGCACTTAAAAATAATAATAAAAAAGAATATAACTATAAATGTCAATTAAGGAAGGTAATAATAGTTGGAAAAGTTATCAATTTGAATATGAAAAATTTTTAGATCAAATGTCTGATAATCCATATATTACCGAATTAGAAAACGATTTATTTATACAAAAAAAAAGTAGATTAAAGAATTATATAGATGATAAAGTAATTGATTTATTAACAGAAACTGAAATTGACAATATTTATACGAAATTAACATCAGAAATTTTATTAAACAAAGTAAGTAATGAGTATAATGAAATTATAAATAATAATTCATTGTATACATTAAGTGATAAAAAAACAGAATTCTTAAATATAATAGATAATTTAAATAATGAAAATAATTCAGAAATATATTTAAATCCGACAGAATTACGAATTTCAACAATGACAGCTTGTTGTTATTTAGGAACAACGATAGACACAAAATATTTTTATGATAATTTTAATATTAATGAAAAATTATTTTTAAATAGTTCGAATGATACACAAAAAAAATATTTATCAAATGCTAGAGGAATAATAGGATGTAAAGCTGAAAGTTTTCCAGTTAAAGGAGTATTTCAAAAAGATAAAAAAAGTACATTTTTTAATAGTGCTGCTTTAAATATTTTAGTAGGAGACAATAAGTGTATTAATTTGAAATTATTCAAAAATGGAAAAGTGCAAATGACAGGTGTTCCAAATGAAGAAGCAGGATATTTATGTGTAAATTTTGTATTGGATTATTTAAAACAAATTAAAGATGATATAACAACAGGTAAAAAAGTAGTTAATGATATAAAAAGTCTAAAAATGAGTAATTATAAAACGGTTCTTATAAATAGTGATTACTTTTGTGGAATGGAAATCCAAAGAGAAAATTTATCGACAGTTTTATTAGATAAGTATGATTTAACAGTAAGTTATGAACCAGAAAATTATCCAGGAGTAAAACTAGAATATTTTTGGAATCAATCTAATAAATCAATTAAAGATGAAGGAAGGTGTATATGTTCAAAAAAATGTAACGGTAAAGGAATAGGTATAGGAGATGAAAATTGTAAGAAGATAACTATATCGACTTTTCAAAGTGGAAAAGTGATTGTGACAGGAGCTAGATCAAAAGAACAATTAAATATAGCATATAATTATATAAATAGAATTTTTAAGGAGAATTATAATTTCATTAAGAAAAGAACACGAACAAACAAAGATAAAATTAAATCTAGTATTATTTCACAAAATACTAAATTCTTTTTCTTAAAAAAAACAAATATTAAAAATTATAATTTATATGGACTATTAACTAAATAAAATATTTATATTTAATAATTATTATAGATAATATAGCTTATATAGCTTATATAAATATATAAATAATATAATAAAAAGAACAGGTATAAAGTTATTGTATTTTTTGATATAAAAAGAAAAATTTTCTATTATAGTTATATTTTTTTTTTTTAATATTAAAGTAAAATTTTCAAATTTTTTATTAAATAATAAATTTAGAACATTTGATATGTATCTATTTTTAAATTGAGGTGTATGTAATGAAGGTTTATTTGATAGACAATTACCTTTTATATCATTAGATGCCATACCTATATTTCCGGTATTAATTTCTAATAAATAAGCTTTATAATTATTATCAAGAATAATATCATAACCTAATTGTTTATAACAAGTAAAATTGTCAATATTTTCATTAGGACATATAAAAGTATGACTATATTTATCAACAGTATCATATACTATTTTTTTTATTTGAGGAAGAACTTTATTTTTAAATATACCTGCACCATAGTAATTATCAAATTGATAAGGAAATTCTTTATTATTACATGAAGTAGTAATATGTATTTTAGGATTATTATAATCAGATAATTGATATAGACTATCAGCTATATACATATATCCGCTATTATACAAATAACATCTAAAAATTTTTTTATTTTTTACTAATAATACGTATACCCTTAAATGCATTTTTTTAGATTTATACAGTAATGGATTAGAAATATATGTCATACCGACCCATGATTTAAATTGTTTATATTTATTAATATGATGTAAAACATCATTATATTTATCTGTTATTAATATACCGATTTGTCTCATGGAAATATTAGGTTTAAATAACCAATATTTATTTAATTTAAATTTAGGTTTGTAAAGAGATAGATCATATTTATTTTTAAATCTAAAAAAATTTACAACATATGATTTATCAGAAAAATCATTATATATACTTCCTTTATTGTCTAAAGGATTTAAACTTATAAATCTATTTGTATATTTACATTTATAGCATAATTTATCTTTTGTATTATGATTAAATGTGCTATAAAAATTTTTACTTTTTTTCCAATTAATATTTTTAAAATAATCAGATATGTAATTTTGAAAATAATTATCTTTTATATAAAATGTTTTGCTCATATATTATTATCTAAGTTTTTAATAAATATATTATCTAATTTTTTTTGTTCAACAATAATTTTGAAAACAAAATTTATAGGAAAATAATAATCGTGATTATTATCTAAATTAGAATCTAAATTAGAATCTAAATTAGAATCTAAATCAGTATCTATATTTATTTTTTCGAGATCATTTGTATTTTTATAGAAATTTAAATTATCGGGATCATACGATAAATTCTGAATTTCGGTATTTTTTTCTGTATTAATAATATTATTTTTATTAGGACCAAAATTATATAAGTCACCATTTGGAATTTTTATTCTAAGAGTAAAACTATCTAATGATATACGATGATTAAAATTTTTTTTGTATTCTGAATCAGTTCTTGCTACTAATTTTTTAAATTTACCAATATCTATATCAAATGTTAATTGAGCAAATGCTTTAGAAGAATTATTATTTGTTGATTTATAACTACTACCTAATTCATCTATTTCCAATATTATATATGGATAATCTTCTAATGAATTTCCATCTTTTATCTCTTTAGGAAATATTGCAGATATTAATTGAACAGATATAACATTTTCAAATTTAGTTGATATATATCCATTTAAAGAATCTGTTTGTAGATTATCTGGAGTAAAATCTATTTTAAATTCATTTGGATTATTAAATTTTGAAATATTTCTATCTCTACTATCGATTGAAATTAAAAATTCATTATATATTACTGGATTATCTATCCATTCTGTATTGTTATCATTTTGTATATTGTTTTGTTTATATTCTTTGTTTGTGTTTTTATTTTTTATTGATATTTGTTTAAAATCTGTTATTATTTGCTTTAATAAAATAGGATCAGGATTTGAATATGATAGATTATATTTATTAATAAATTTTTGTATGTCTTCTATTTTTACAAATATATTTCTTTTTTCTAATACTGTTAATAAAATATTAGTTAATTTTTCTTTATTTTGTGTCAAATAGTTTTTTTTTATAGATAATAAACATTTTTTTGATAAATCGGATCCATTTTTTATAATGTTTTCATTTTTATAGTGTATATTTTTATCATGAATATTTTTATTAAATCTTACAATTTTTTTTTTTTTTTCTTTTTTTATAGGTAATTTGTTTATAGTTTTATTATTTACAATATTTGAAGATATATTAGTTTCTAATTTTGTATTTAAATTATTATTATCAATAATATCCTTTTTAACATTTGTTATATCATCATTAAAATTATTTTCAATAGATTTATTAAATGATTTATTATATTTTTCAAAATTAACATAGGTATCTTGATTAATTGGTTTAATTATTGTTTGTTCTTCAAAATTTCTATTTTGAAAATAATTTGTTTTATCTTCATATATATTTTTACTCTCTAATCTTGTGTTTAATCCATTTCTTAATTCATTCATTATTATTAAAAAATATATAAAAATTTAAATTAAAACTAAAAATAACAAAAATGAAGATATGTCTCTTTATTATTCATACTTAGGAGCAATGTAATAATCTAAATTAATATTATTTTTAATACTGAATTTAAGTTTTAAAGGACTTTTATCATTTAAATTTATTTCTACACGAGATACAATAGAACATAATTTAATTATTTTTTCTAAATTTTTTATGCAAAAACTAATTTTAAATTGAGTATTAAAATCATTTATTATATAATCTGCTTTATTTTCAATTTTTTTGGTAATTATTTCATCATTAATTTTATTGATCTTAAAATTTAATTTAGGATTCTCAGTATGTTTTGATTTTAATGTGGTTTTTGTGCTTCCTATATTTCCATTACTAAATATATATATACTTTTAGTATCATTATTTATTTGAAATTCTAAATTATCTGATTCTACAATAGATATTTCTTGACAGAGTTTATTTAATCTTTTTAAATTAATATCAATACATATATCATATTTTATATTTAACATTTGAATATCGTGAGTATTTATATTTAGTAAATTCAAATTAAATTCTGTTGTTCTTGATTTATTATCAAATATTAATTTAAGATTTTCTGAGTTATCTTTTAGTTCAAATAATAAACTATCATTATTTTCAGATATACTTAATAATTTATAAAAAGATTTCAAATTGATACCTATTTCTATTTCACATGTATTTTTATAATTATATTCATCAAATTCATTTATATCTATATTACAGAATAATAAAGAAGTATGTGAAGAACACATTCCCTTTAATGATATTCCTTTTTTTGATATTATAAAATTTACATCTGTTAATATATCACTTATAACTTTGAATAATTTTTCTAATTTTAATGGATTATTATGACGGGCATAAAACATCTTATTAGAGATAATAAAATTATATTAAAATTTGATTACAATCAAAATTTTTTAATAAACATTATAATGTCTTATAATTCATCAAAAAAAAATAATAATATATCTAAATTATCTCCAGTATTTGATTTAAATATAATTTTAGAAATAATTGAAGCAGCAAATTTATTAATAAATTATACTAAACCAAATGATATTCTAATTTTTATAGGTCAAAGTTGTAATTATATTTCAGAAATTGTAAAATATCATAGAATAATATTCACAGTTCCTTTTTCTGGAAGAGTATATAGTGATATTTATAGTATACCTAGTGAACAAGATATTAATAATTATAGTTATTTATTAAAAAAAATAGGTATTACAAGAAAACTTATTGATAATAATAATATTATATTAATAGATCATTCACATACAGGAGAATCACCTTGTTTATTTGTTAAGGTTTTGTTAAGATGCTTGGGATATATTAATAAACATTCATACAATTTATCGGAATACAGTGCTCATAAAACTTTTAAATTTATTAATGTAGTATCTAATTTACAATATCCTTCTTGGATTAAGTCATCATCACCATTGTATATTAATACAATAGGATATTTAATTATGCCTAATTTAGTTGCTTTTGCTAACGAAGGATCACCTATTAATTCAATTTATAAAATTCCAAGATCTATACCTCATTATCCTTATTATAAATGGAATAATTTACCAGATTATAGTAATTTAAAACAAGGAAATTTATGTATTTTAAAACTAATTTTATATTATAAATTTATTTTAAGATTTAATGATATATCAAATAAATTAGTTTTATCAAATAATGATAAAATAATTTTATTATATTTTAAAGAAATAATAAATGATTCAGTTAATTCTAAGAATTATATTGATGAATTTATAACATACAAAAAACTTCAAAATGATATTAGTAATATTTTAAATAAATTTCATAAACAAATAAAATTGTTTATGAAATTTATTTAAAATAAGATTATAGCCTTTTATTCTACAAAATTAAAATATTATTTTTTAAATTTTTTTTTTAAATAAGAAATAATTGTAAATAATATAAATATTAATAAATTAGTAATTAAAAAAGGTAAATTACTCATACCATATGTATGAATATTAATTGATGCGCATAATACACCGCAAAAACAGGCAAATAATTGTGTAATTATCATAGTCCATGTGGTCATAATAGCATTTTTTTTTTTATAAATTTCATTAAGTTGTATAATAAATGATATTAATATAAAAATACAACTTAAAAAACCAAAAAAAAGAGAATAATTTTTTAATATCATTTAAAATGATAACTATATTTTTTTTCTAAATTCTCATAATAATTTAGTGCTTTTAAATTTACTGTAAAATTATTAAAATCTAAATTTTGTATTGATAATCCTTCTAAAGAAACTACTCTTGATAAACCAACATAAGCTTGGGATGCTTCAAATATATTTTTTAAGCATATATTAACATAATCTAAAGTTGAACCTTGAGATTTATGAACAGAAGTAGCATATGCTAATTTAAGAGGAATTTGAGTAATTGTTCCGACTAATACATTGTTATCTTCTATCTCCCATGTTTTATTTTCAATAACCATTTTTACTCCATTTAAAAAATGAACAATTGGATAATTATCTTCATTAAAATCTATAATTATTCCTTTACTCCCATTAACTAATTGTTGTTCTTTATCTAAATTACATAATAACATTACTTGTGCTCCTATACATAATTCTAACTCTCTTACTGCATTACAATTGTTTAAATATAATTCTTCCTTAATAGTATATAAATCATCTTCTAAAGTATCAGAATTTATTTCTATATTATTATCTTTTATATCAATTTTAAAATAATCATCAATAGTTTTTTTTAAATTACTTTTTTTTAATTTTGTTGTTTTCATTTTAAAAATTTCTTTTTTTAGATTGTTCTTTTCTATTAAATCATCTAAGTTTTTTTTATTAATTTTATCTACATTTACATTTAATGAATATAATTCTGTAGGAATTATACCTAAATTATTTTCTAAATTAACATTTAATCTTGATCTTAAAACTTTTTTAACCTCTTTTGTAATATGACCTATTCTAATTGAATTTAATATATTCTGAAAAATTTTATCTTTTTGTCTTTGAATTATTGTAAGATAAACTATTTCATCAATAGTTTTATTCCAACATTCACTTTCAAATGTATATTTAGAACTATTTATATTCGGTAATTGAAGCCAATCACCACAGACTATTATTTGAATACCACCAAAAGGTTTATCATTCTCTCTTATTAATCTTCCTAAATTTTCTAATTTATCAAATAATTCAGCAGATATTAAAGAAATTTCATCAATAATTAATATATCTGTTTTTTTCCATCTTTCTAATCTTTTTTTATTACTTTTTATTTTTATAAATAATTTTTCTACAGAGTTATTTCCTAAACCAATACCTGCCCAACTATGTAATGTTAGTCCATTTATTAATACTGATGCTACACCAGTGCTTGCTGTTATAGCAATTATTTTACTAATTTTATATATATTTATAATTTTTTTTAACAAAAAAGTTTTTCCACAACCTGCACCACGAGATGTAATAAATATATTCTTACCCGACTTTACTAAGTCAATTCCGAATTGTTGTTCTTCTGTTATAGACATACTTTAATTATTTTATTTATTATTTAAATATTATATCAAATTTAATTATCATTAAATAAATGATTATCATTATTATTAAAATAATATTGTAGTAAAGTTTTATATGCATTATTTATTTTTTGAAATAATTCTGAATATTTTTGAATTTCTTTAGGATGTTTATCAGGATGCACCTCACAACTCCTCTTTAAATATGCTTTTTTTAAATCTATTTTTGATGGAATACATAATTTATCTAATTTTAATATATCATATAAATCATCTATATTATCTATATTTATATCTTTTTTTGTATATATATATTCCTTTTTGCTTATTGTTTTTTCTAAATTTTCTATATTATTACATAAATATAAATAACCATTTTCTGATAACAAATTTTTAAAATATTTAAAATTTTTTAATAATAAATATTTATTATTATGTTCTGTTAATAAATTATCTAAAAATATATCTTCATAATTTTCTTTTATATAATCTATATTTTGTTTTTTTTTTATATCTTTTTTTTTTAAATCAGATATTACATCAAAAATATAATCTTCAAAATATATATTCCAACACTCAATGTCTGATTGATTTATTAAATTTATCATATCATTTGTATTATCTATTAATTTATTATATATTTTTTCATCATCTGAAATTCTTGTTGATATAATTTTAGATTTAAATTTTTTTTTTCGACGAATAGTGCCTTTACCTCCAGTTTGAACTAAATTAAATTTTTTTTTTAAAATTTCGTGAATATTTCGTGAATTTATTTCATTATTTTCTAATTCTAATAGATTCATTTTATTAAATTAAAATTGAAAATAAGCTTTAAGTCGTTTCAGTTTCGTTATTAAAATATCTTTTTTATATTATTAAAAAATTCGTTGTATTTACTTAATTTTTTTTCTACATTTAGAAGTCTTGAATTTAATTGAGTCAAGTTTATACTATGACTAGTTTCATCATTTGATATATTAGTATCATTTTTACCTCCATTAAATAAATTAGTATCTTCATCTATATCAGATAACTTAGTATCTACATCTTCATATCCTCCTGATATATTAGATAAATTATCTAATAATGAAGTTTTTATTGTGCTAACAGATGCTACATAAGAAGATAATGTATCTTTGTTATAAGGATTATTATCATCAGTATTTTCTATAGTAGTTTTTATATATTTTTCTATTTTATTTTTTTCAGAGTTAATTTTTTTTTTTTTTTTTAAAGGATCTGCTAAAAGGTCTAAATCACTTTTATTTAATTTATTAGAAGATATATCTTTTTCAAATTCTAAATTTATATGTTTAATATCATTTTTTTTTTTTTTTGGTTTAATAGTATTTTCATATTTTTTTATAAGATTTTTTCCTTGTGGAGAATTTATATTTAATTTTTCTCCATTTTTTGGATTTATTATTTTAGTATATTTATAATCAGTCATATATATTAATATGTATATATAAATTTTACATAAAAAACAATTATTTTAAATAATTGATTTTCTTAAAATATGAATTTACTTTTTATATACCTAATTTAATTTGTTTATAATAAAAACTTACATTTATTAATTTTATAGTATAAATACACATCTCTATACAAATTTTATAATAATTGAGAAATTTAATATCTAAAAGACATAATATTATTGATATTTCTAATTTAATATTTTTTTTTTTTTTTTTTTTTTTTTAAG